GTTGAGATATCCATGGCGAACCACTACTCCGTGATCCGTGCGGAAGATTTGTGAGTTCATCATCGCCCATCGCCTGGAGGAATAATTCTTTCCAGGTGAGAACATGAAGCCCACTTCCTTGCTGATCTCCTCAAACAGAGTGATCATTTCGGGGGGACCCCGGAAGATCATGTCATCTCCGTTCACGAGACAGCAGGTCATGTAGTTGCTGAACTCCTCTTCATTCTCGCCGAACATCTCCTTGCATGTCTGTAAGAAGCATGCATAGTTGACGATACAAAGCAAGGGAAAGGAGAGGGGGTGGCCCATCAGTTGACCGTTAGTCATGGTAATGGGTTCCATGCTGAGCTCCTTGGAGTAGAAGACAGTGCCACCCTTCAGGGCTCGCAGAGCGAGCTCCATATAGGGCCTAAGGCCGCTGTCACACTTCTCCTGGACCCGGCGTAGAACCTCGGCACCACACTGCGATTTCAGAAGATCTGTCGCAGACTTATAGTCAACCGAGTGCCACAGCCAGTCTGCCGGTGTGCGATCGTAGATATCCTGCAGAGGCGCAGTGAGATCACGTTCAAGCATCGTGCCAACAGGCTGGGTTTTCCAGCAACGGAGGAGGTAGGATTGTAACGGCTTCAGTGCGAAGTACGTCATCCCATGCCCCTTCGAAATCGTCCTAAACTTCGCAGGTTCTGTCAACAATACAGCCTTTACGGCTTGTGAGACAGGATTCCCCCGAGAGTCTGGGATCTCAGAATGGTGGTTAGCCCAATCCACCGCTGAATTAAAATTCTTCTGCGACCACTCCGCGAAAGAGGAATACACAGAGTGTACAGTTTTGTCGAAAGGTTCTTTGGAATTTCGATCGGCCAGCTCCCATGGAGGAAAGCCTGCTCTCATCCCGCCCAGAAATCTGGACGAGTTGAAAGTCGCTCCTCCGCTAGGAATTGCTTGGCCAAGATCTAGTTCATGGATCTCTCCATTTTCATCCCCTTTGACGACGAGGTCGGTGGCGAGGCGAATAGCTTCGACCATCCGAACACTCAATTCCTGCACGGGCTTGGTGAGGCAGGCGGCATGCTCTTCAGCAGCCTCCCTCGCACTAACCTCAGACAGTGCAGGCCACGCTTGTTTGCTTCCCTTCTGGAGGGAGTACATGAGCGGGACATCCCCACGGCATACATGTCGCATGATATACCGGTGGATGCGTCCGAAGTAGAGAGGTGGACCTTCAGGGAGCGGGGGCTTTACAAGCTCCCCGTTCTCTTCATGGTGGAATGCAAGCAATAGCAAGCGAGAATTCGCGGCATTGCAGTAGCGTTGCACTTGG